TTATCTCTCCACATCCACCGTCATCCCAGATTTGAATTCCACTTCAAACCGTTCCTCATAAACCGTAACCTTCCCGACCAGCCGCCGGACAAGCTGCTCATCGTATTCCATGCCCCCGGTTGACTGACTGTTCAGAAATTCCCGCATCTCAGCAATCCGCTTTTTCAATCCCTCTCGCTCGGCACTCTCCGCCAGGGTTTCCTGCTTCTTCTCCCGCAGTCTGTCAATCTCCCCTGCAATGTCACTATAATCCTTTTTTCCATTTGCCAACCGCAGCAGTTCCTTTTGCAGTTCAGCCAGTTTTGCTTCAATGCCCTCCACCGAAGTTTCATCCTCCTGCCGGATGACCGCCTCGACATTCTCCTGCAAGGCAGTCAGCATATCGTCCCTGTTACCGAGCACAAGGTTAATCGCCTGCACCACAGCCGCCTGCAGTTCCGATTCCTGAATGGTCGGCGCATCGCATGCTTTCGGTCCATGCTCCACACGGGTGCAGCAACGCCAGACTGTAGAATGCTTTCCACGATTGTTCCAGGCAATCCTGCGGTAAATATCACCGCACTTAGGACAATAGACAATGCTGGATAAAGCATACTTGCTGCTGTAAACCCGTTTCTTCCGCTTTTCACCGCTGTGCAGATTTGCCCGCCGTACCATTTCCTCCTGCACCCGCATATAAAGGTCACGGGGAATGATGGGCGGATGGCTGTTTTCCACGTAATACTGCGGAACGATGCCGTTATTCTGTACCCGCTTTTTCTTCAAAAAATCCACGGTATAGGTTTTCTGAAGAAGGGCATCACCGATGTACTTTTCATTCTGCAAAATCTTCCTCAGTGTTTCCGGCCGCCATTTCGGTTTCCCCGCTGCCGTTAAAATTCCATCCGCCTCCAGGCTGCGACCGATTTGAAGCAGACTGCTACCTTCCAGATACTCCCGGTAGATGCGTTTTACCACCTCCGCCTCGGCCGGCTCAATAATCAGATGCCCGTCCTCATCCTTTGTGTATCCGAGGAACCGATTGTGGTTGACCTGCACCTCGCCGTTCTGGTAGCGGTACTGCAAACCCAGCTTGATATTCTGGCTCAAAGACTGGCTTTCCTGCTGTGCAAGGCTCGCCATAATAGTGAGCAGCACCTCACCTTTGGAATCCATTGTGTTGATATTCTCTTTTTCAAAGAAAACCGGGATGTTCTTTTCCTTTAGTTCCCGAATATATTTCAGGCAGTCCAGCGTGTTTCTGGCAAAGCGGCTGATGGATTTCGTGATGATCATGTCAATCCTGCCCGCCATACATTCTTCGATCATTCTATTGAATTCATCTCTGTTTTTTGTACTGCAGCCGCTGATCCCATCGTCCGCAAATATGTCTGCCAGCTCCCATTCGGGATTTTTCTGAATGAACTGGGTGTAATGCTCCACCTGCACCTCGTAGCTGCTTGCCTGCTCATCGCTGTCCGTAGAAACACGGCAGTAAGCGGCAACCCGCAGCTTCGGCTTCTCCTCTGCAGCTACCGTGTTGCCCACCCGTTTCCGGGCAGGGATCACGGTAATGTTCTTATTCATCTCCATTTCGTTCCACCTCGCCCTCTATCAGGCTGTAGGCATAAGCCGCCTGTTCAAAAGGATTCTCATAGACCTTCTTTACTGCTGGCATGGTAAACTTTGTCGGAAAGAACGCTGCTTTCGTCGGTTCCAATTCCCGCACACGGCCAAGCGCCCTGGCACGGCCCATCCTGACTTCCTCTGCCTTATCAAAAGTCTCCCGGTCAATGATTGCCGGATAGTAATCATCTCCAAGATACTTTGTATTCCGCAGCATCCTTCCGGCACTCCCGTGGTAAAGTTTCAACCCCACTTTTTCGGCTGCTGCCATAAGCGCCAGCCCGGAAATGTAACAGTTGAAGAACTCCCGTACTACAGCAGCCCCCGCTTCATCCACAACCGCCGCCCCGTTTTCAATCCGGTATCCGTATGGTATGTGTTTCATCTAATCCACCAGCCTTTCTTTCAGCCGCAATCCGCACTTCAGTTCAAAAATAACCTCCTGCCTTGAGCAGACTGTGATCCGCTCCACATGGGCAAGAAACAGTTCATCGCCAAAATCCGTCATCATGGTTCCGTCTGCCGCAAACCGGATGAGCCGCTGCAATTCATCCGCTTTTTCCATATTTCCGTTAAGGGACTGCATAAGGCTTTCCTTTTCCTGCCGCAGAGCCTCTGCCTCGGCAGCCAGTGCATTGCTTTCCCTGTTAAAAAGAGCAGGCTCCAGATAACCGTTCGCCATAAGGTTCGTCAGCACCTGCCTCTGCTCCATGTTTTCCTCTATCTGCGTTTCCAATGCCTGCACCCGCAGAAGCTGTTCTCTATCGTTTAGACCCCGCAGGCTCCGCAGCAGGGGAGAAAGCACCGCCTGATACCCAAAGACCAGCTTATTCATCATAGTAACAAATGCCCGTTTCAAAGCGGCATCGGTAATGTACTTCATGGAGCAGGCACTTTTATCCGTCAGATGATTCACGCAGCACCATGCCACATAGGTACCGCTCGGCTTATAATGAATTCTTCGCTTCAAAGTGCCGCCGCATTCTCCGCACTGAATTCTGCCGGAAAAGCTGTACCGGTTCTGATATTTTCCGGTATTCACGCCGTTGCCTTTTTCCTTCGCCCGCCGACGTAATACGGCATTTGCTTTGTCATATACCTCATGGCTGACAATCGGGGCATGATGATCCTGAACTAAATACTGGTCAAGTTCCCCGTAATTTGTATGACGGTTAAAACCACTGTCGGTATAAGTCTTTTGGTAAAGGACATCACCCGTATATTTTTCATTGCCTATGATCCCGTTCACAGTGCCTGCTGTCCAGTTTCCGCCTTTCTTGGTGGGAACGCCTCTCTCATTCAATTCGGCGGCAATGGCATGGGTGCTTTTGCCTGCCAGCGTATCCGCGAAAATCTGCTTTACGATTTCTGCCTGCTCCGGAACAATCACCATCTCCCCATCCACGTTGTCATATCCAAACGGGGGATAGGAAATAATAAATGTCCCGTTCTGGAACCGCTTCTTGATGCCCCATTTTTCATTTTCGGAAATGGACACCGATTCACTTTCGGCAAGGCTGCTCAGAATAGAAAGCAGCAGCTCACTTTCCATCGATCCGGTATTCAGATTCTCTTTCTCAAAATAAATGTAAATCTGAAGGTCAAGAAGTTTCCTGACCAGCTCCAGACAGTCCGTTGTGTTGCGTGCAAATCGGCTGATGGATTTCGTGATGATAAAGTCGATTTTCCCTTTTTCACAGTCCGCCACCATAGAGAGCAGGCCGTTCCGCTTTTCCTTCCTGGTGCCAGTAATGCCTTCATCGTAATACAGCCCTGCGAACTCCCACTCATCATTGGACTTGATGTAATTTTCATAATGTGCCTTCTGGGCTTCCAGACTGACAATCTGCTCATCACTGGCTGTAGATACCCGGCAGTAGGCTGCCACCCGCAGCTTTTTCTTTGTACCGAGGTTCCTATTTTCCTCGATTTTTGTTATCCGTTTCATCCACTCACCTCGCTTTCGGTAGGTCACATATTCGCTCTGAATGCCCGGAATATCAAGTCATTTCCGGCATAATTCCAGCCAATTGCGGAGAAAAAGTCTGGCGGTTTTTCACGGTTATTTTGTAAAATTCGCCCACAGAAATCAGTTCTGCGTCAAGCAGGGATTTCAACAGTTTCTGTGCCATATAATAGTCATATTCTCGCTGTAATTCTTCCGTTGTATATACTTTCACAACGGGGGATGATATTTTTTGTTCCCCTGTGATTTTTGTTACCTGCATGATATTCCTCCAATCTGAGAAACGCATCCGTCATATCCTGTGTCCCTCACTATACGGAGATTTGCGGGCGGCTTTATACACCCTCCGGCACACAAAAATATCCACCATCGCTGTCCCCTCAACATACGGAGATTTGAAGGCTGTTTTGGATACCCATGAAATAAAAAAATTCAAGTTGATAATCCGTGCTTTCAGAGTTAATATGCACCATCAAGGAAAGGAGGGATTCCGCCATGGATAAGGATTCCGTAATGTACCTGCTGATGGATATGCGGGTGAACGGCATACTGGACCGCATCCTGGAAAAGGATGCGGAATATCAGGAAACCGCCAAAAAGTCAGAGGAATATTTAGACCGTCTGGAAGCTATGAACCTGCCGAAAGAAGCGCGTTCTTTAATCGACCTGCTCTCCTGCGAACAGAACGCACTCGGCGCAAGATACGGCGCACATGCCTATCTGCTCGGCTTTTCAGACTGCGTAGAACTGATGACAAAGCCGCTGCATCTGACGACCGCACAAAAGAAAACGGAATAAAGCCGCAGAACGCAAAACAAGCCCGCAGCATTTGTTTGGAATGCTGCGGGCTGTTCGCTGTCTTTCCGTATTCAGTTACACTCTCTTTGCATAATCAAGACTTACCCATCCGTTGCGTTTGCCCTGATAGGATTTCAGCAGCCCCCACTTCGATGCGCCTTTGCCATCCGCCTCTTCCACAATCGTGAAAATGCCGATACCTGTATATTTCCCGACCTTACCGTAATCCGTACCCGGTCCTTTCCGGATATTCAGATCAGGGATGGATACCCACGCCAGATATGGCTTGAACGCTGCCGTCTTGGTGTAAACCGCTTTTCCGGATTCATCAAACACGGAGTACCCCGGATTTTCATCCGCACATCTCTTTGCGTTCTCCAGCGACTTGAACGCCCCCTTCTGCGAAGACGCATCCGCCCACGTTTTCCGGACACGGTACCATGGTTCCGTTTCTGTAGAACCATCGGGAGCGCCGCCAGCCGTGCCGAGGACGCCTTTCAGAATATTGAGGATTTTTCCGCCATATCCGGCTGCTGCCGCCCATCCTTTCCCGGCAGGGTTCTCCTTCTGTCCGAGCCACTCCACATATTCCGCACAGCCCCTCGTGACATACTTGAAACGCGGGTCAATGCAGGCATTCTTCAAAGCGTCCGCAGAAGCGTAGACTTTCAAATGCTGCACCTGCGCCCGGATGCCGAGCTGCGGCGTGTCAAAGGAATTCCCTTTCACTCCATTTGAAGTTACGCCCATGCCGCAGAAATTGTTCTGTGCAAGCGTCACCGCAGAGCCGGAAAAAGCGAAGTTTCCCGTCTCAAGGCAGGACTGCGCAAAGGCAATGTCGCCTCTGACTCCCTCTGCGCTGCCCTCCGATAGATACAGAGGAATCATGTCAAGGACAGATTGTGCCACGGCAGGGTTCTTCTTTTTCAGATATGACTTCATCTGCTCCGCCGTAGCTGCCGCATTCCCCATGATCTTCGTGTATCCTGCTGTGCCGCTGCCGCCGGAGGATGCGCCGCCCATCGCCGCCTTGACTGCTTTGCGAAAGGAATCCATCGTATATCCCATGCCAAGCTGCGCCCACAGATGCTCCGGGTCGCCGTGGTTGGAAGCGATGCCCCGGCTGTGGCCTTCCTTGTGGGAGATCACCACGCCGTCCGCCAGCGGGTCTATGTTGTATTTTTTACAGAGCATGGCGAACAGCTCCACCGCCGCCCCATAGGTCCTTTTTGCCACCGCTTTTGCCGTGGCCATATCGGAACAGGTAAAGTTAGAGCTTGCCGTGTACTTGATACACGCAGGCTCGCACATCTCCACACCGATATGAGTATTGTTCCCGCTCCCTTTGCTGCCGCTTCCGCAGTGCCATCCCCTGTGGTTCCACGGGAGCGTCTGGTACACCGTGCCATCGTTCCCGTCAATAAATCCATGGACGCAGGAACTATCATGCGACGGGCTGTTCCAGCTATTGATGAAAGCGGATGCCTTCGGCTGCGGACAGCCCACGGAATGGAGCATCAGCCCCTTGATCGTGATTTTCCTCCCTGCCGTGTAGCAGGGATTCCTCGTCAGGATATTTTCCACCAGTTTCATAATCACTCGTCCCCCTTCCCATCTTCTGCCCGGTCATGGAGCTGCGCCAGGATGTCCTTCAGTTTCTCCGGGATGGGCAGCCCAAGGTGTCCGGCATTCTCCAAAAGGCTCACTCCCTCGTTGGAAATATAGAAAAAGATGACCGCCGTCCGCAGGACAGAGCCGCTCCCGATGACCTGCACATCGAGGATGTTTGCGATCCCCACCAGCAGGAAGATCAGCACCTTCTTTGCGATGCCCTTGAATCCCACCTCGCTGGACAGCTCCTTGTCCGCCACGGCACACATCACGCCCGTGGCATAGTCCACCACGACAAAAGCGATGAGCGCATACAGCAGCCCGTCACAGCCGCCCAGGAACCAGCCGAGCCATCCCCCGGTGGCCGTAAAGATAAATTGGATCGTGTTCCAGAATTCCTTCATGTTGAAACCCTCCTTTAAGATTTTTTGTATGAAAAAAGCGGGTGCCCGCATTGGGCATCCGCCAGTTTCCATGAAATATTTATTTGTGTCGTTTACACAAGTATCTGTCAAAATCTTTGTCACATTTATGCCCCTGTTTCCCTTGCTATTTCACGGCTTCAGAGTGATTAATAACACTACCCGAAGCCCCGCCTGCCCAAAAAACGGGAGGCGGCAGGGAAATAAAAAATACAAGGAGGACACCTTATGAAAACAAAGAACATCAAAGTCTTATACAGCAGCCGCTATTCCCAGAGCCGCGGCATCCTGCGCACTGGCTCCGGCCCATGCAGCACGGTCCCGAAGATACAGATGGAGGGGCGGTGGCTGGAAGAACTCGGCTTTTCCATCGGCGCCCCGCTCCTCGTCGAGTATGAGGAGGGCTCCATCCACATCCGCACCCTCACCGCAGAGGAACTGGCGGCAAAAGAGCAACGGAAGGCACAGTCGGAGATTTCCCGCAGGATTGCGGAGCTTGAAAAAATAAAGCACCGCGCGGAAAAAGATACTGCATCCCTCCCCATGGTCGCAGAGCTGGCCGGGAAATATGCCAAACCTGCACCGGAATCCCGGATCTAAAGAAACGCCGCCCGCCGGAATTTCACTGACAGACCCTCCACCCTTTTATCACGGCAGGGAATATATCTCCCTGCCGTAAAGCTGTCTGTCACGCCTCCTCCGTCAGCGTGTAGGTGATCTTCATCGTCTTGTTGGCGTCTTAACACAGGCTGCATCTTTCACAGGCACAGCCTAAGTCTGCATTTCCGTCAACGTATACGTGATCTTCATCGTCTTGTCCGCTGTCTTTTCTACCGCACATTCAAGGTTATTGATTGTCGCAAGGTACGGCATGATCATGAAAAGGCATCTGTCACTGGGACTCCACCCGACCAGGTAGTTCTTACACCGGAAGGCCGGCGTGGTGATCGACCCCAGCCTGCTGCCCGCCCCCTTTGTCTGCACGACGCTGTCATCCTCCAGAATCATGAAGTTCGTCCCGAAGATAATGCCATTCACCACCTGCAGGTAGCAGTTTGATATGGAACTGCTTGATCCCGCTGCCGGAAACCCAATATACGTGATGTCCGCAGTATTGGAAAGGCTGATCTTATAAACCCCCGGTCTGTTGTACCGCAGCGCATACAGGTACCCGCCCCTTATGCAGCAGTTCCTCTGGCAGGTGATGGAATACTGCGAAGTGGAATAGTTCTGGACCCCGAGCGTCGCCAGGAACGTCGAGGCAAACGTCCATGTCCCTTCCGTGAAGGAGTGGTCTGTTTTTGAGATCCTGATCCAGTACACCGTGGCTGTCCCGCTTGAATTTGCCGTATTGCGCAGGCCGTACCAGTACCCGTTACCGCCGTCAAGGAAAGTGCCGTTACTGCCGCTGAAGGAGAAAACGGACGGCTCCAGCGTATCCTCTTCCAAAATCCTGTAGCCGCCCTCATCCAGCCCGTCCAGGAGTCCAATCTCCGTAGCCGCCACATGCAATTTCCGTATCCATACCTTTTCATTGCTGTAGGACAGGGAGACGGCATAATTCCCCTCCATGTTCAGTTCCACGATACAGTAAAAATACCACCTCTCGCTGTAATCACTGACTGCATACTGCGACGTCTTGACCAGTTTGAACACCCCGTCATCGGAATTTATGCTGCCCATCCCGCCCCTCCCGCCAAGCGGGTTGGTCAGCGCAAGCGCCGCGATTGTCCCATTTCCCTGGGAAGTCGTAAAGTCCCAGACATATTTATAGCCGTTGGGCAGCCTTGCCGACTCCGTTCCGTTATAACTCCCCCTTGCCGGATCTGTCGAAGAATTCACGTTATTGGAGGCCCAGGCAAACGGGAGGCTCCCCGATGACGGGTACGTGTTGCTGCTGTCCTCGTCCAGCGCTTCCGGGAACAGCAGGATTCCCGCCGTCCCCTTCGGTCATACCGGGAGCAGGTAATCATTGAGTACGGCGTCCGTGCCCCCGACCGCCTGCTCAACGGCGCGGTACAGCATCCCGAACGGGTTGCAGCCGAAAGCATCCCCGATGGCATCCGTCATCATGTTGTCATGTTCATAAGTCTCCACCTCCCCCGTATCCACATCCGTAAGCTCAATCGCCGCATGCCCTTTTACAACCATACTTCCATCCTCCTATCCATCCGTCATATCTGCTGAAAAACCACCAATCGTGATTCTTCCGGATATATCGCCAAACACAAGCCCTTCCGGCATTTCCATTTTCACGCCGACAGCATCCTCATAAGCGCCGACTTCCAGCCTCCCGGAAAGCAGCACAGGGCTTTCCGCCGTCTCATCAATCAGGATTGTCCCATCCCATTCGATGCCAGCGCTGGCAATGCCAAACCCCCTGATACATCCAATTGCCCCGCCAACGGCAACCGTCCCCGAACCTTGCGCCATCGTAAGGTACACACGGAAATCGTGGACCAGGTTTTCCGCCACATTCCCAAAGGGATAATACAGGGAAAGCGTATGCTTCCCCGCCGTCCATGTCTCCGCCGGGCAGTGTACCGTGACCGGTTCCCTGTCCATCTCAAACACTACGCCGCATACCGCCGGGCCGCTTTCCGGGACCACGTCCACGATTACCTGCCCCTGGAACTCCACCGCAGTCTGCCTTTTCGCCGCAAACGTAATCTGTTCCGTAAGCCTTGGGACGCTCCCCAGCGCCAGCTCCTTCGCGTTCGTAAAAAACACCATCTGCATTGTATTGGAATCCACCTTGTTCAGGATTCCCGTCAGGTTCTTGTCATTCCTTGACTTTGCGGCCGAAAGCGCCGGATTCTTCCCCACGCCTTTCAGTTTCTCCCTGCCGCCGATCCTGACCGTCCTCGAAGTGATGCATCCCGCCGTCCCGGACGCGTCCATCTGCCCTCCGCAAAGAAGGATGGCGTCCCCGATATCCAGGGCGGGATTCCCGGCAGTCTCCATGTCAAACGGGGTGTAATTTATGACGGAAAGCGCATCCAGGATGTTCCTGCATATTTCTTCGCGCGTGCCCTCCAGCCCGTATTGCAGGAAAGGATTTGCGCCCAGGTTCATGGTGAGGCCGTCATCCGGGTCCAGATGGTAATACTCCGCCGTTTCCGTCACCACATTCGTGGAGCTGACCGCCGTGTACCTTGTCACAAAATCAGAGACACTGCTCGAATACCTGTGCTCCTGCCTGACCTCCGCCACTGTTTCCGCACCGAAACGCTTCAGCTCCAGCCTCCCCACACGGTTGATAAAAAAGAATCCCCCCAGGAGCTGCCCCACATAATAAAGCACATCCCGGTAAGTCTGTATATCATTTTCCTTATAAATCGAGATGCTGATATCCGCATTCTGGAAAGCACCGATCTCTTCCCTTGTCTGTGCCAGTTCCACGCCGCATGCCCCCGAACACAGGACCATGAAGTCATAACAGCTCCCCACGCTCTGGAAACCGGAAAAACCTTTTTCAAAACGGACCATGTAATCATACGCTTTCAGCTCCAGGCAGCGCGCCGTCCGGTTCGCCTCACTGACCTCGAAGACGCCCATCGGCACTTCCTCGAAACTCCCGTCCGCAAGCCGCAGGTGGTAGGAAAGCCGCACCTCGGCTCCTTCCAGCGTGTAGCGGTCAATCTGTGAGAACAGGGTGATCCCCATCTCGGCTGCATAAACCGACCCAATCTCGATCTCCGTGCTGCCGCAGCACTGTGCCGCGATGTACCCGCTCCCCTTCACGATATCTTCATAAACGAACGGATATACAGCGCCGCCCTTTGTCGTGATCTGCCCCGTCCAGTAATAATTCCTTGTGTTTTCCTGCACCGCCTGCAGGAAAGCATCGCTCACTGGGTACATCCGCCGCACCTCCTTCCGGGATTTCCTGTGTTTTATAATTCTTTCAGTGTGAATGACACCTTCCACAAGCCTTTATAAGACGTGTCTTTCACAAGGCTCGCCTTATAGCCGCTGATGAACATCTCCGTCTGTTTTATCTCCAGCGTCTCTGTGTCAAAATAATCCACGGTGAGCTTCTCCTTCTGCTTGAACCCTGTCAGCAGCTTCAGCCATTTGGGGGAAACGGAAAATGCGGCGGGGATGGACACCACGCCCATCCTCACCACGTCCCGCTGCGTGGTCCCGGCCTCCGTCTCCCCGCCGGAATCCGCCTCCACGTCCGCCATCTGCACCTCATAGGAATCGGGCAGCGGGAGCAGCACCCCGTCCAATGCCAGATACTGTATATATGCCATGCCGCCTTACCTCCCTCCCGACCTTAAGTTCTGCCTTGCCTGCGCGTCCACCACCACTTCGTCCAGCAGCGTCCCGCCCACATACACGGGGATGCAGATGGTCCCGCCGCCCGCCATCTCCTGCAGGCCGGCGAGCAT